CGGCTGGGGTGCACCCAGCCACGGCCCGCGCCCACGGTGACCTTCAGCCCGCCTGCGGCTGTCACCGGGAAGTCCTCATCTCCGCTGAACACGCCGCTGGTGAGGCCCGCAAGGTAGGCCGCCACGTCTGCGGCATCGAAGTCGCATCCGTTGGCGGGATATAAAACGATTTTGCTCAAAAAGATCATCTCCTTACAGCTTGCGCCAGACCGGCGTACCCAGCCGCACGGTGCGGGTGGTGCTGTCGCTCTGGCTTTGGGTGATGACATCGGCCACCCGGACGGTGGCCTTGTAGCCCAGCTCTGGGATGGTGCAGTAGGCCACATCCCCGGGGGAAAGGCCCTCAGCATCGATGGTCAACTCGATGCTTCCGGTGCGGAGCTGCTCCAGCAGTTTATTCGTGCCCCGGGCCATGAGCCGCTCGAGGTAGGCTTGGCTCTTGCTGGTCTCGCCCTTTTCCTCGTCCGGCTGCACGTCCCGGGCATCCACATACAGCTCCCGCCGGTCGGCACCGGTGGTGTCCGTCAGACCCACGGTCACGGTGGCCCGGTTCTCGCCCTCGCCAGCGCCCTGCACCACGGCGACATTGGCGTAGTCGGAATCCCCAAAGGCCCACGCAGCCTGCTGAAGGTTGCCCCACTTGGTGGAAAAGCGGTGGTTGGGGTCGGCGGTGGGCCGATAGACCTCGAACGTTAGTTTTTTCTGGTCGTTTTTACCACTGAGCCGCACCCGGAAGCCCAGGTCGCAGGCCGCGCCGATGGTCGTCAGGTAGTCCATGATGCTGCCGCCGGAGGTCTGTGCAGTGTAGGTGGTGTCAAAGCCCACAAGCGTGCCCAGCTCTAGCTTTGGCCATGGCTGCATGGCGCTTACCAGTCTGCGCATAGCCTGTTCCGCGTTCTCGTTCTTCACGATGCTGGTACAGGCCCGCTTGGTGAAGATCCACGTCCCCGGGAAGCCGGTGACCACTAGAGTGCTGTCCTGGTTCTCGTTGCTCCGGTGGCAGATGCGCATGGGCACATCGCTGTCACTGCGGCGCAGCCAGCGGCCCTCCCGGAGAAGAGCGAGGTTCTCCTCGGTGGGGCGCACCTCCAGCGTGAACGCTCCCTCCGTGTTGTAGGGCTCGTCCCAGTAAAGGCTCACCCACACCTCAATACGGCCCAGCCGGGCGAAGGTCAGTTCATCCAAAACGTCCAGTGTCACGAGATCACCTCCGGCAGAATACCCGAAACCATGGGATAAAAGCGCACTGTCACCTGCAGGCTGGTCTCGCCGCTGTCGGCGGTGGCCTTGAGCAGGTTGTCCCCGGGGGCCAGCTCCAGCAGGTCAGACTCTTCATCCAGCAGGGAGAAGATATTCTCCTCCGTGCCGTCCTCCGTCCGCTTGACTGCCAGCTTGTCGGTGGTGGTGCGGTAGATCTCGATGACCTGCCCGGGGGTCAGGGTGGTCAGGATGCGGATGCTCTGGCCTGTGACGATGTTCAGCACGCACGGGTTGGCCACAGCGCCATCGCTCTTGAGGGTGGCCGTAAAGGGCACCGCCAGCGCCCCGGGGTTATAGGCATTCAGCCAGCCGATGGAGGTGCGCACGCCGAACCGATGGGGCTTGGAGTAATTGATGGGTAGCCTGAAGCTGGGCACAAAGCCGTTGATGCAGAAGCTCTGAGCCTGCAAGTTGTACCAGAAGGGTTTCGGGCAGAAGAGCATGAAGGCCAACACCGGGTAGGGGTGGATGCTCTTTGTGTAGGGGGTCTTGGAAAGCACAAAACGGCAGAAGAATCTATCCTCGAAATACATTGTGCCGCTGGTGAAGTAGGGCAGCTTTTCCAGCAGTAATTCCGCATCCGCATCGCCGTGGGAGCTGTGGCAGTGGATGATGAGTTCACGACTCACCCCGGCCACGCTCTGGCGCTCCACGCTCACGCCCACCTGGTTCACGCCCTGGGCGGTCTGCACGTCCACGTCCACGCCGTTGATGGGGTCGAGGGAGTAGGGCGTGCCGTAGGCCCACCCGATGTCGAGAGTGGCCCCGGCATCCGTGACCAGCTGCAAATGGTCTTTTCTGAACGGCATCTCGGTGCCCTCCTTTCATCGTTTCTGGGCCTTGGCCCGGTCGGCTTCCCAGCGTGCTTCTCGCTGGAGGTCTGCCGCCGTCTGGGCCTTACTGTAAATATTTTGGGTGATGTTGGTGTCGCCCTCTCGGTGGTAGTTGTTGGCGGCTGCGGCCACCTGTGCCGTGCCGGAAGCGGCCACAGACCGGGTGATGGCCATGTTGTCCGACAGCACCAGAGAATCGGCCTGCCGCACCATCTCGGCCAACTTGCTGTTTGCGGCCAGCAGGGCCTCGGTGTTGGCCTCCACAGCGTCGGTCAGGTCTTTGTCCGGGGTGGGGGCCGTCGGCGTGGTGGAGCCAGGTTTTGTGCCTGTGGTGGTCTTGGTGATGTCATCCAGACTGCGTTCCACTTTGGTCTGGATGCCGTCCACATAGGTGGTCACGGTCTTGTAGGAGCGCTCCACGCCGTCCACCAGCTTGGTACCTGCCTCGGTGACGGTCTTGGTCACCCGCTGGGTGATCTTGCCGGTCTCGTCCTGCAGCTTCTCGGTGAGCACTTTGGTGGTCACGGTGCTGCCATCCGCATTGGTGGTCTTGCTGGTGTCGGTCATGCTCTCGATGACCTTCTGGGAGCCGGAGGAAGAGGAACTGGAAGAAGGAGATTGCGGGAGCTGAGTTGCTTCTTCCGCTTCCTTTCTCTTGCGCTGATCTTCTGCTCGTTCCCTGGCAATCTTATCAGCCCAGTCATACAGCGGGTTACTGACATGATTCAGCCTTGCAAGCGGATTGAAGAAATTCCACGAATCGATAAGGACGTTAATTGCGGAAACCACGCCCTGAATCACAGTGCCAAGGACACGGATGATTCCTTCAAACACAACGGATATAAAATCGCCAACACCATACCAAAGATTTTTCAGAAAAGAGGCTATGCTCTTATTAGTGTTTGCGAATTTCAGCAGGGCACCCACCAGCATCCCGATGAGGGAGATGACAAAGAGGATGGGGTTTGCGTCCATGGCGGTGTTCAGGGCGATCTGGCTCGTGGTTGCGCTGGCTGCGGCGGGCACGAACTGCGCCACTAGACCCATGGCCATTTGGCTCAGGTTCCCGAACACGCCGGAAAGGGCGCTCCCCAGTTGATTCAGAGCCCCCATGGCTACGGCCTGAATCTGGCTCTGCTGCTCCTTGGTGCAGGCCTGCCAGAAGTAGGAAGCGGCCCACAGGCCCAGGCTCTCGAGGTTGCCATCCTTGAGTGCCGTTGCCAGCGTCTCGATGGCCCCCAGCGCATCCGTCTGGATGTCGGACTGAATCTGCGCCCAGCCCTCGGTGAGCTTGGTGCGGAACTGCTCTGTGAGCAGCTCACCCATGCTGCCGTACTGTGGCCCGGCATCCTCGATGGTTTTTGCCACAGTCTGTGTGCCGTCGGCGGCGATGGTGGTCACGGTCTTGACCGTGTGCTGCACGCCCTCGATGACCTCGGTGCCGGTGCTGGTGATGACCCGCTTGACCTGCTCGCTGCCGTCTGCCAGCGTTTCTGTGGTGGTCTGGGTGGTGACCTTGGCCCCGTCCACAAGGGCGGTCTGGGTCGCGGTGACCGTAGAAACTACGTCACGGACGGCCTCGATGCTCTGCGTGACCTTCTTTGTTCCATCTGCCGCTGTAGTGGTGATGGTCTTAACGTCCGAGAGGACACCGTCCACCATCTGACGGCTGGTTTCGGTGACGGTCTGCTTCTGCTGTTTCGTGCCGTTTTTCAGGGTCTCATGGACCGTTTCGGTGGTACGGGTGACCCCGTTCTCAATCTGCGTGCTGGTGGAGGTAATGGAGTTCACTACCTCAGATGCAGCCTTTTTGGCGGAAGAACTTGCCTTTTTCGAGGATGCGGAAACAGCACTGGCCGCTTGCTCAGTGGTCTTTTGTGCAGCTTTGGCCTCCTCTTGCAGTTCCGTCCAGCTCTTGGTGCTGATGCCTTGCCCGGCCTGGGCTGCCTTGTGTCGGGCCTCCCGGTTGGCTTTGGAAGTGGCCGCTGCAGCCTGTGCATCCTTGTCTGCTTTGTAGTCATTGTAGCTGGAAAAGCCGGTATAACCATCCTTCCCGAGGAAGCTGTTCAGTTTGTAACTGAGCTTGTCCAGCCATCCGATGGCCGCCCCAATAGAGCTCTTTGCGATGTTCGCCACAGCCTGAAAGGCCCCGTCCACGATGTTCCGGAAGGTCTCGCTTGTCTGGTAGGCAGTCACAAGGGCCGCTGCCAGAGCAGCCAGAACTGAAACTACAAGCCCGACGGGGTTGGCTTTCAGTGTTTTGTTTAGGACTTCCTGTGCGATAGCCAGACCGGTCGCACCATTTTGGGCCGCATCCTGTGCGGCGGCAAGGGCTGTGGTGGCTGCCGTCTGTACTACAGTGGCGGCAGAGGTGGCGGTCAGGTAGCCTTTGTAGGTCAGAAATGCCACGCCGACAGAGGTGACAACGGTGATGACCAGACCAATGGTGTCTTTCAGCTTGGTCAGCTTCTGGTCATCCTCCGTGATGGAAACCACCAGTTCGTTGGCCTTGACGATGAGGTCGCCGAGAGCCGAGAACAGGCCGTCAGTCAGTTTGCCGGTAAGGGCAGCCACGTTGTCCTGCAGGGTAGACAGCCGCCCGCTGAAGGTCTGGCTGGCTTCCAGCATACCGTTGTAGAACTGCCCGCCCTGACTGGTGGCGGCTTCCACAGCGGCCTGCAATTCCTCAAAGCCCACCTTGCCGGCCGAGATGCGCTTGTACAGGTCGGCCATGGATTCGCCGGTGGCCTCGCAGATCTGATTGAGCGGGTTGAAGCCCGCGTCGATCATCATGTTCACGTTTTCCAGCGTGACCTTCTGGGCGCTGGACATCTTGCCATAGGCCCGGACAAGGGTCTGCATCTTGTCCGCATTGCCCAGAGAAATGTCGCCCAGCATCTGCAGCACGTTGGTGGTGTCGTCTGCCGCAATGCCAAATTGCAGCAGGGTCTGGGTTCCCTCAGTCAGATCAGACAGGGTGAAGGGTGTGGATGCTGCCATTTTGCGGATCTCTTCCAGCTTTTCGGCGGCAAGCTGTTCGTCACCCAGCATGACCTTGAAATTGGTGAGGTAGCTCTCCATGTCCCGGTTGTAGGACAGACCGCTCTTCACCACACTCATCAGGGCATCGGCGGCTTTCTTAGCGAAATCGGCGATCATCTGCCCGGCGGCTACCGTCCATTTATTGACGCTCTGCTCTGCCGGGTCGCTGTTCAGCCGGACATCACCCGTAATACTGAAATCAGCCATTGGGGGCGCTCACCTCCTCATCATCACCATGCCTGAGCCGCTGCAGGAAGGCGGCATTGTGGTCGGCCACCGTGA